TTTACTACAGATGGATTAGTACAGGCTGCCATAGTGCAAATTTACTTCTTTATCAGCTACCGCTTAAGATGATGTCTACGATGTCTTCCTCTCCTTGGAGGTCTTCTTTGTTGAGCTCAGGACGCTCACCTTTGCGTTGAGCAATCAGTTTGCTTTGGGCAACTGCTTGCTCCTTAATACGCTCGTCCTTGCGGTCCTCAGCTTCTTGTTCAGCGCTCTGACGGACTCCAGATTCAATCTCTTGCTCCTTGATCCCGTAGTCGCCTTGGATCTTAGCAAGCTCCATCTTTAGGTTGTATTCAACCTTCAACAGCTCTGCTTTTGCAATAGCCTCGAGCTGGATGCGTTGTTGCTCCAATTGGGCCTTCATCTGCTCCTCCTGCATCTTAGCTTGGCTGGTAACCTGAGCCACCTGCGCGTTAGCCTGTGCTTGGAACTGAGAGTTTTGCTGGGCCATCTCCTGGCGCTGCTTGATGCGCTTCTTACGGCGCACAATCAGCAGTCGCTCGGCCTGGTCGATGTCGCGTAGCTGGCGGATAGCCATAGCGTCCTCGATATCCAGTTCACCAGCAGCGATAGACGCTTGGATATTCTGCTCAAGGTACATACGGTCCACCTCGTTCATATCCGTCACCACACGTACTCCGAAGTTGTACATCGGAAGCTTAGCAAAGCTCGTCAGCACAGCCATATTCTCGCGTCCAATAGCCGTTTCGTACGCTCGGTACAGAATAGACTTAGGAGGGAGAATTTGCAGGCACTTGACAACGTCCTCACACACCTTACGGTAAAGAACCATAGAGGCGTTAGTGATGTCGTATAGAGCGTTGTTGGCTGCTGCCAGTTGCTGCTGGCGCACGCCAACTAACTGATCGCCTTTAGGACTAGAACCATCCATCACCTCATTGATGCCCGTAGCATCACGAATCATACGCAGTGCGTGGTTGTAGATGGTGATGAGCTCGTTGATATTGCGAATGGCGTTGTCCAGCGGACGGATAGGCGGGTTCTGGAAGCTTCCATCTGGGTTCTTGCTTCGGTAGTAGAACACACCAGTTTGCTCGTAGATGTCTTGGATATCCAAAGGCTGGAGTTCTCCACCACGTCCGAGCTGTACATTCTCAAGTCCCTCGATGTCTACAATCAATCCATCAGGCTTAGCCTTAGCGATAGACTGTTGAAGCTTCAAGTGGGTAATCTGGATCTGATCAGCAAATCCGATAACAGAACTTACCATTGACTTAGGAATCATCCGGCGCATATTAGTAGCTACAGCACTGTAGCTCATCCGGGTGCGAGTCAAATCGTGTACGTTCTTCGGGATGTTCTTCTTTACTCCGTAGTCAAAGATGTACTCCGTGCCTACAATGAACTTACCTCCGTAGAGCGTCTGGTTCTGCATATAAACAGCCTCACGATCGTATACGCTCTGCTGCGGCGCGTTGTACTTGTGGCCCTTGAAATAGAAACCTACGTTGCCAAAACGAGACTCCTTCTTCTCGAAGATGATGTTGTCTACGCTTACGAACTCGAAGTCCATCACGTCAATGGTGTACTCGTCGTATCCGTAGTAGTAACGCTCCATACCCACGTCGTACTGTGAGTTCATAAATCGGTTAGGATCGTTACCAAAACGATTCATAACCGTACGAGCCATATTCTCGTACTGAGCCTCCGTGAACTGATCGCCAGCAAGACGCTTGAGCTCAGCGATGCTCATACGCTTCATATGACCTGCGTAGGTGATGTCGCTAAACGTGGGGTCGTCGGTGAAGCTGTGGATGAAATATGCAGGATCCACATATTCCTCTACGATTCCGTAGTTAGGATCGTTGCTGCGCTTGACAACAGCCATACCGCAGGTAACGAGGTCCTCTACGTTGCGACGGAAGATCTTCTCGTCAAAGTCATTCCAGCTCAGCGTAAGGTTCGTACCAATCTGAGCGGCAATCTCGGCCGCAGTCTTCACGTTGGTCTCAAGGAAAATTTCCGCCTCTTCAGCAGTATCAGGTAGAGCGTCCGGGTCAACCTCAGTACGCAGTCCGCTTTCCTTTGCTTCCTTCAGTACGTCCTTGTTCTCGATGAAGATTTTGACCTTGTTCTTTTCGATGTCCTTCTCGCTGCGGCTCAACGGATCAATAGCCTCGAGGTTAGGATAGAACTTAGCCGACAGAATCTTATTGACTACAATCTTAACGAACTTAGGAACGATGGGTACCGGAGTCCAGTCAAGGTTTACCAGTGATCCGTCTCCGTTGTTCGGGTCAAGAGACGTAAGGATTTGTTTGTAGATAGAGGTGTCTTGCGTACCGTTGGCGTAGTCTCGTGAGATTTCGAATTCCTTCCAGCGCTTGCTGTAAAGTGAGCCCTCCCACTGGGCACTACCCCACTGGCCGTAAATAGCCTTTGCATATTGCAGGCCGTATCCTTTGCTAGCTTTTACCTCGTGGGAAGCTAGCGGATCGGGGAACGTAGAATCGTATCCGTTGCTTTTAACTGAGTATTGATCCATTTATCGCAGTTTATACACAAAGGTACAAGTTATCTTAGCGCGTAATTTCCTTACCCTTGCGGAAGAAAACCTTGTCATTGAAGTCCACCTTCTTGACTTGCTTTACTTGTTTTTGTGCTGCGAGAAGTGCTAATCCAGACGAAATCGTCAAGTCAAACTTGGTTCGGTCGTCAATCTTAAAGTTAATCCAGTCCTCCAGTGTTCGGCTAAAATACATACGCCCGAAATGACCGGTCTCGTTATTTATACCTACGTGGTCGTGGATGTACGCCTCAATTGCCTGAGCGTGAGCTTGGATTACGTCCTGGCTGTTTGATGGGATGCCTTTAGTTTTTACGCTAGTCTTCATCGCAGTCGTTGCTAAATGTGCGGGACGATCCATTAAATATTCATCGTAACCTCTCGACTCAAAGTACCGGGCGATCCCATACTTGTTGTTTTCTATCAGCACAGGGTACCCATAAAAAACAGCAGCCATCAGCACATCCTCGTAGAAGATTTTTGCAAGTGGCGGACGGCTAGCATATTCCGCAACGAACATATTCGCCGGATGCTCCATCGAAAACTTGTTGTAGATATGGCAAGCGCCCTTCGATGCCCGGTTGTCGACCGTGGCATCAAGGTCGTAGGAGTCAACACCCATTACGCCAAACGCAGAATTAGGGGCTACTAGCTTATTGTTCTCGGTCTTTCGTTTGTTTCGAATGTCCGGAGGAGCAAGCCAAGCTACTCTCCAGCGCCCGTTTGGATCGGGCGCAAATACAACCTCCGTGTCTGGCTTGCCATCCTTCCACTGGAAGTTTCCAATTATCACAGGATTCGGGTAAAGCTCTTCGTTGTGTTGAATCTGCTCGTAGATCTTCTGGATGTTGAACAGCGATGACTTCGTTGAGTCCCGGAACGCCTCGTCTTCAGTAAAAGGAAACTGTCGGATGATTTCGTTGAGCTCGTAGCTGTTGTTCTGTTGGCCCTTACGCTCGTTCTTTAAGAATGTACGCGCTCCAATAGATGTAAACGTACCATCTTCCGTCATTACTGGCTGCTCGGGATCTTCAATAATCGGCATACCATATTGGTCAAAAAATCCCTCCAATGCTTCATAAGCTGGAATAAAGATTTTATATAGACCACTTTTGGTACGTCCGTTCTCGTTGCGATCGTTCGGGTCCGAGTCATAGTACAGGTCCCGGAACTCACGGCCGCCTTTGTCTAAAGGGTTTACCGTAGAGCCTACCATTGCCTTTCCAATTACCCGGCGACCAACGAGCAAACAAGTTCTGTGGATACGCCAAACCTCACGTATGTCGTTAGGATTCAACCACTTACCAGCTTCGTCGAGAAATAGCATATGGGTCTTGCTACCGTCGTATGCGTTGTTCGTCGTATTCTTCCAGTTAATGATGGTGTCGAGTGCCTCGCCGCGGTGAGAAGTCTTGTTCTTCTTGGTAATTCTCTTTGCTGGCTCCCGGAACGCAAGCTCCATACGTGGGTTTGTGGTACCGTCAAGAATCGGCTTGAGGAAGAATGGATAGCTTCTGAAGATAGGTACAATCTTTGAGCCGAATACAGCCTCTTGAGCGTCAGTACCCGTCTTGCTCATAATACCCAACAGCTTTTCCGTAACCTGTGAGCCTTCGTCTACCAACGTAGCAGCGCTCATATTGGTATATCCGGAGCGTCGACACTTGGTGTATATCTGTCCAAGTGACCGAGGATCAGCCTCGCACGCTGCAAAGTGTGTGAACAGTTTTCTCTGGAAGTCTAGATATCCCGGATATCCGATGTCGATTTTGCTCCACTGAAGAAACATATAGTGGTGTCCGGTGATGTAGGTGGGGGTGCCTTTGTTCATAAACCAAAGGCCCTCCCTCCTGCGGCGGAACTCTTCCTCAATGTACGGGCTCCACTTCTGTTGAAACTCACGCGGCGCCTCGTACCAGTCGTCCATACTCTGGATCTGCTGAAGTTCTCGTGGCATATCCTCGCGTACCCACCGTTGGTTCACTTCGGGTGAACTTGCGTACAGGATATCCTTTGGCATAGCCGGAAGCTGAATAAGGATAGACTCAATCTCAATGATGGGACCTTCCGACCCATTGGGACAGATGTTCACCACCTCTTTGCCGTCTATCATCTTCAGCCCAGCCATCACTTCTTAGCCATTCGTTCTGCAAATCCTCCCTTGAAGTCCTTCTCCTCCTCAAAGCCACCGGACTCCTCCAAATCACCAATCAGCTGTTCTAGCTTCTGGCGCTCCACAATGAGCTCCTTGCAGGCCAGGGCTGTATCCTTGATGGCCTGAAGCTCCGCCTTGCGAGCAGAGCCAGTAAGTTCTGGGTCTACCGGCTTGCGGATCTCCTCGGTCATATTCTGGATGGCAGCCTCCATAGCGGAGATAAGGTTCTTCGCAGCGTTTGCTGTAGTGAACTTTACTTCTTTACGCATAGCAGGTGGTGAATTTGCATACGCCACAGCTTGCGCCCGTTGATGTCCATCTCATAGTCAGCATCCTTAGCAAAGAACACCACGTCGCCAACAGCAAGACCTTCTGACTCCAACCACTGGCTGCCGTACACAATACGTCCCCAGCGCTTCTCTGGCTCCTTAAACGTAACTAATTCGATAACATCGCTCTTAAGTTCAGGCTCAACCTCAACTGGCTCAAGGAATACCCAGTCAGCTACAGCAATCAGCGTTCCGTCTGGCTTCTCAATCAGGTAGGCTTGGTTAGCGCTACCGCCAAATTGGTCGTAGTTGACGCGGTAGATCTTCTCCTTTGGGTCAACAACCTGCGTGTCGTTAAGTGCAACGTGGTGGTGGTGGAACACATAGTCTCCTACCTCAACCTGACAGTCAAACTTAGCTGGAACACCAACAACCTTAGCCTTCATCGTGCGATGCTGGAACTCGTTGTACTTGGTGTCTACGTACAGTTCGGTCTCTCCGACCTTCATCGTCTCATTGACAGCCGATGGGATGTGTACCAAGATATGGTATAGTGGTTTCATATGAAGTAATTTAAATTAAGTTGTAAGTCGGTTACAACTAGAAGTTGCAGTCGTACTCTACGATCGTAGGCATACCCTCGATAGACTTCCACAGCATAATACCGCTATCCTTTTTCAGATAGATAAGGTAACGACGTTCGCCGTGGTTATGTAAGTGCTGTCCATCGAGTATGATGGAGTTAATCTCTCCATCGCCAGCCTTTTGACCAACATAGTAGGCCAGGGCTTTTAGCGGATCAGTTCCCGCAATGATTTTACGAATAAGGTCCATTTCATTTAATTTAGATTTAGCCAGAAGTCAGGGTTAGAAGTGTCTCCATCTTCATCGTCATCGTCTTCCTGGTAAGATGTTGCAAGATACAGTAGCAAAGAATTCATCTCTTCCGTAGAGTCGACGTCGATGGTAGAGATAGACTCAACCACGTTCTTTCCTTTGTGCTCTCCGGTTACAAGACCTACCGTGCCGATCATCATAAAATCATCGTACACGCCGAGTTCTTTAGCCTTCTCGGCAATCTCTTCGAAGCTGTTCCGCGCAAAGATGAACAGCTCTACCCGTGCCTCTTCCTTAGTCATACTAGAGCTTGCGGAAGTGAAGGATGGTGTATTGCTCTACAACTACGTTGCCAGCACCTTCCGTAGCAGTAACAGAGACAACGTCTCCAGAGTTTAGGTTAGAAAAGGTTAATTCTGAGACAAAGTGTCCACCTATAGTCTTAAATTCTGTCTCTGATATGTTTACAGTAACACCGTTAATGTTAAACTCAAAGACAACAGCTGAACTAGTAGCAGCCGTAGTGATTGCAGAAGCAAGGGTGATTTGGTAGATTCCGCCATCAGACAGGATGGTTACCGAATCGTTTGTCCCACCATATACAGAGGTGAGCTCAAAGTAGGTAGAGGCGTCACCAACTTCATTGGAATCAGTTCCTGTCGTACCAATAGGCTGGAACTCCAAGTATTGTGCTACGCCAGTTAGCGTTAAAGCTGCACTTGTACGAGACACAAGCTCCGGGGCTGACTGGTATCCGCCTGGGTTAATTACCCCCTTAAGGGTAGAGTAATCAATACGTCGCCAAGAAGAAGTACTTACGTCCCAAACAAGAAATCGATCACCATTGGCAATGCCTCCAATGTCAGAGATAGAAGACGGGTTGTCAAGGCGAACCGTAGAGCTGGTGATAGCAAGCGGCAAGGTAG